GGGTTATGCAAATAACCTCAGCAACTCTCGATGAGGTTTCCCTTGTCACTGATCCAGCAATTGATTCTGCTCGCGTCAGCGAAGTAGCAGCATCCGAAAATGAAGCACCAAAAGAAGATTCTGATTTGGCAACCGCTAATTCAGACAATACAACCGAAGGAGAACAAGTGTCTGACACTACCGCTCCTGCTCCTGCCGTTGAAGAAGCGGTAGAAGCAGCCAAAGTAGAAGCAGCAGCTCCAAAGCCAGCCTTCTACACCGCACCTCGCCTAGAATTTACTAAGGCGAAGTATCTTGAATCATCCGTTCGCGCTTTACTAGGTGACGACAATGCTCGCGCTTATGTTCGCGCAGCAGATGACACAACAACAAACAATGCCGGTTTAAATCCAACTCGCCAACTAACAGAGGTCATCAACGCGCTATCCGATGGAGATCGCGGTTTTGTTGATGCACTTTCAAAAGGCGTTTTGCCTGATGCTGGTATGTCCTTCGAGATTCCTCGGATGACAGTTGTTCCAACAGTTGCCGAAGTTGCCGAAGAAGGCGCAATCGGTGAAACCGGAATGGAAAACAATTTCCTTAGCGTTCCTGTTAAGAAGTTTGCAGGTGGCCAAGAATTTTCTGTTGAGTTGCTAGACCGCAGTTCGCCCCTCTTTTTTGACCTTTTGGTTTCTGAAATGGAGAAAGCGTATTTAAAGGCAACAGATGAATTTGTGACTGCTGCAATTGCACTTTCAACAAACCCATTCGCTTACTCTGCAAACTCAGCAGCAGGCGTTGTTGCTTACACCGCAGGAACCGCAGCAGCAATCTATGAGAACTCTCTTGGATTTGCTCGCAACCTTGTTGTTTCACCAACACAGTGGGGCAATATTATGGGCTACAACGATCAAGGTCGCCCAATCTTCACTGCAAGTCAGCCACAAAATGCAGCCGGTGCGCTAAATCCTGGCAGCCTTCGCGGAACAGTCAATGGTCTAAATCTTTATGTTTCAAGATCAATTGGAACTGTTGCAAACACATCTGATTCAGGATTGGCATCAATCTTCACAGTCAATCCAGATGCTTTCACTTGGTTTGAATCATCTCGCTTCCGTCTAGAAACTGCGATGATTGCAAATGGTCAAATCAAAGTGGCCTATTATGGCTACGGAGCATTGGCACAGAAAATTGTTGCTGGTATTCGCCACAACAATACTCCAGGCGCTTAGTCAATAAATAAAAGTGAGGGCCGGTCCGCTCCCGAGCCGGCCCCTCACCCCTTAGATTGAAAGGATAAGAAATGCCTACAATTGTCACCGCCAGTCAGTTGCGCGCAGTTTTAGGCGTTTCTTCATCCCTGTATAACGATGCTTACCTAGATGACATTATTGATTCTTGCGAATCTATTTTGCTTCCTATGCTTGTCACTTACAAATCGCCAATCGCTCAAGTCAAACGCGAAAATGGCGTTGCAACTTTTACAACTCAAGGCGATCACCCTTTTAGCATTGGCCAGTCTGTTGTCATAAGCGGCGTTAATGCCACTTTTAATGGCACACACATAATCACCGCCGTTGGTCCAGAGTTTTTCTATAATTTTCCAAGTTTTCCAAATGTTGTGGCAGTAGATGTTTCATTGCTTAATTTAGAATTTTCTGTTGATCTTGCTGGAGCCGATGTGACTAAATTTAATGTCATTCCTGCCGGCACTGCTGCCCTTAGTGGCGCATCAACTTATGTTGGCAACGCCGCAGTCGAATCGGCAGTGCTTTCCGTTTGTGTGCAGATTTTCCAAAATAGAACTGCCGGTGGAGGAGCAATTGAAGGCGTTGATTTTACAGTGACACCTTTTAGGATGTCGCGCGGATTGCTTTCATCTGTCGCCGGACTTCTTGGCCCTTATCTTGATGTAGAAACGATGGCTCAATAATGCCAGAGATTGCCGACACTAGAGAAGCGATTAAAACTGCCATTTCCGCAGTTGCAGCCAATGTTTATGACTTTGTGCCTGAAACTCCTCAAGTGCCTTTTGCTGCGGTTGTTCCAGGATCACCTTATTGGGAATTTGAAACAATCGGCAAAACAACTTTTAGATGTAAATTGAACTTTTTGATTTCAGTAGGTGTTGCCTATTTTTCTAACTCAGCCGCATTAGGCAATTTGGAGGTCTTGACAAAATCCATTGTCCAGGCACTACCAAGCGGCTATGAACTTTCGGTGGTCGAATCGCCCGTTGTTAATACAGTGGGAACAAATACGATTTTGACCAACGATATACGCTTGAGCATCCGCTACGAGCAAACCGCATAGGAGATGAAATGCCAACAACAATAATCACCGGGCGCGATGTGAGTTTAACCTTAAATGGCTCCTCATACGATGCCCAAGCAACATCCGCAGTGCTTTCAAATGAACACACCATTGAAACTTATCAAACCCTAGATGGTCGCGCCTATAAAGCGATTGACGATCAATGGACTTTTACACTTGAACTTCTTGCTGATTGGGGAGCGCAAGGTTCTTTGTTTGAAGCAATGTGGGGCGAGGCAGAAAATTACCCAAATAGCACTGTTTCAGTTTCTTTAACTGCTGCATCTGGAGCAGTTTTTGCATTTAATGTTTTGCCAATTTATCCATCTGCCGGAGGCGCTGCACCTGGAGCGCAAACCGATACTTGGACTTTTACAGTCGTTGGAAAGCCATCGGAAACCTTTAGTTAAGATCGGAGCATCGGGAGATGAAATTACCAATAACAATTGAATACAACTCGGGCGAGAGTGCAACTTACATTGCGCAACCGCCCGAGTGGGCCAAGTGGGAAAAACAAACTGGTCACACATTGGCAAAAGCCAATGAGGTTATCGGCATTTGGGATTTGATGTTTCTGGCATACAACGCACACAAACGCGAAGCAGCCGGAAAGCCAGTTAAATCTTTTGATGCTTGGATGGAAACAGTTGCAGACATTACAACTGGGGCATCCGACCCAAAAGCCATCCCCCAGGAAGCATCCGCCGAACTCTAGTTGAGTTAGCAATTAGAACCGGAGTTCCAATGCAATTCTGGGATGATGCGGATGACATTGCAACGGCTGCAAAGATTTTGGAGGAAAGGTGACTTACGAACAGGGGCTTGCTTATGACAGAAAAGAGTTGGCCCAACTCATCAAAGCCTTCAAAGCAATGGATGCCGAGGCGACAAAGGTTGCTGCTGAAACTGGTTTTGAGTTGTCTAAATTTGTTTCTGGCGAAGTCAAAAGCGCAGGCTATTCGCGCTACATCAACCCAACCGCAGTCCGCAGAATCGTCGATGGCGTTTCAGTATCGAAGACCTCAAAGGTTGGTCAAGTGTCATACGGATTTGCGCGCCAGCGTTTCTCAGGTGGTGGCACAACAAGGCAACTTTGGCCTGGGTTTGAATTTGGTTCAAAAAGGTTTAAACAGTTTCCTACTTATTCAGGTCGATTTGGTAGAGGTGGGCGCGGCTGGTTCATATTCCCGACCCTTCGCAGACTTCAGCCTGAATTAGTGAGAAAATGGGAAGACAAGTTTGCCGACATTTTAAAGATTTGGGGTAAATAATGGCTGGAGATAGAACCCTAAAACTTAGCCTTTTAGCGGACACAAAAAATCTTGTTGATGGTCTTAATAAAGGACAAAAAGAAAGTCAAACTTTTGGCGACAAGATAGACAATATCAATCGCAAAGTTGGTTTGGCTTTTGCTGCAATGGGTGCTGCTGCTACTGCAATGGCAGTCAGTTTTACAAAAGATGCAATCGGTGCGGCTTCCGATATGGAAGAAACAATTTCAAAAATTGGAGTTGTTTTTGGAAATAGTGCAGCAGAAATCGAAAAGTTTGCTTCAACGGCTGCGCGCGATATTGGTCAGTCAAAAGTCCAAGCATTAGATGCTGCTGCCAATTTTGCGTTATTTGGAAAGGCTGCCGGTCTTTCTGGTCAAGCACTGGTTGATTTTTCAACTGATTTTGTAGTTTTAGCATCTGATCTTGCTTCCTTTAATAACACAACTCCAGAGGATGCAATTAACGCTATTGGAGCCGCTTTACGCGGTGAATCCGAACCTTTAAGGCGATATGGTGTTTTGCTAAATGATGCAGCCCTTAAATCTGCGGCAATGGAACTTGGTATCTATAATGGAACTGGAGCGCTCACTGCGCAACAAAAAGTTTTGGCTGCACAACAGGTTATTCTTGAACAAACAAATCTTGCTCAAGGTGATTTTGCTAGAACCTCAGATGGGCTTGCTAATTCACAAAGACAAATTTCAGCCTCGGTCGAAGATGCGAAAGCACAACTTGGCGAAGCGTTGCTGCCAGTAATCCAGACATTGGCTAATTTTGTTAAGGATACAGTAATCCCAAATTTACAAGGTTTTATTGCTGGGCTAACTGGTCGAGGTGGTTTGACTGATGGTTTTGATGCTTCCCAAGTTGCAGCCGTTGAATGGGGTAAAAAAGCCAGAGCAGTATTTGATGCTTTAGTTGCATTGAAAGAAGTTGCTATTGTGGTCGCTGCAACCCTTGCTGGTATTTGGGCAATTAGCAAAGTTCAAGCGGCAGTTGTTGCCACAATTGGTTTTATTAATCTACTAATTAAAGCCTATAATGCTTTAAAATCCTCAGCAATTGTTGCAGCAGTTGCTTCTCGTTTAGCCTTAAATCCGTTGGCTGGAGCAGCAGCATCAGCAGCAATTTTTGCAGTTGTAGGTGCAGCCGCAAAATTAGCAGATGGTTTTGATGAGCAAGCCGCTTCCGCAACTCAGACTTATAATCAACAACGCGAAGCACAAATTGCAGCAGGTGCGGCAGGTAAGGCAGTAGGCCAAGTGGGAGCCGGATTACCCGGAACAACTGGAGCCGGTGTCGCATTTCCAACAATTCCAAGTGCAACATCAACAGGCAAAACTATTGGTGGGAAAGTAATTAGCAACATTGCGCCTGCTCCAACTTTAATTGAACAAGTTATTGAAGAACAATTTTTAAAGAGATTGCCACCGGGCAATTTTGATCCAGCCCGAGTTAGAATGGTTGAAGAAAACGGAATTAATCGAAGCCTGCCATCTACATTTGATGTTGCAGCCGCTAGGCGAGGCGAAGAGGCAGACCGGGCAATTGTTATCAATGTAAATGCGCCATCTGTTATTGATGAAACTGGATTCACTAGGGCAGTGCAAAATGCAATTCAAAACACACAACAACGCGGTGGTGGCGGCTCAGGCTTCGCCTTAATTCAATGACAGTCTTTACACCTGAATGGCGAGTAAAAATTAATGGCACAACAGTCACCGCCATTACCCTTGTCAATTTAACTATTACCTCAGGTCGGCAGACAATCTATGAGCAACCTTCCGCATCTTATTGCAATGTAAGTCTTATCACTGATCCATCTCAATCAGTGCCTTATGAAATAAATGATTCAGTGACTATTGAGGTCAAAAAGTCGGACAATACTTATGTCAGTTTATTTGGCGGCTTTCTTTCTGATATTGCCGTTGTTGTCACAAACGCCGGCACAATTCAAGCCAGGCAAGAAGTTCGCATTGTTGCACTTGGAGCAATTGCGCGTTTGGCTAGGTCTAACTTTGTTGGCAATCTAAGCGCAAACAATGATGGTGACCAAATGCTTGAAGTGCTTGAAGGAGTGCTTTTGGCATCTTGGAATGAAGTGCCTGGGTCGCTTACTTGGGATAATTACGAACCGACTACACAATGGGAAGATGCAGAAAACACAGGTCTGGGTGAAATTGATACTCCGGGAGATTATTCACTTGCCGCGTTATCAAATTTAGATCAATCTGTTTATTCCTTAGCAACCCAAATTGCCAATTCCGGTCTAGGTTATTTTTATGAAGATTCGCAAGGTCGAATTGGTTATGCCGATTCAACGCACCGCGCACAATATCTAGCCGCCAATGGGTATGTTGATTTAGATGCAAGACAGGCTTTTGGATCTGGTATGACAATTTTAAAAAGGGCTGGTGATGTAAGAAACAGTTTGTCAATTATTTATGGCGCAAGTGGAAATCAATCTTATGAACAAGAGGATGCCGAATCCGTTGCGCTTTATGGCGAACTTGCTTGGGTGGTCACAACACACTTGCAGAATCTAACGGATGCCGAGGATCAAGCCGATTTTTACTTGGAAATTAGAGCCTTTCCACAATATGAGATGCCAAGCATTACTTACCCATTACAAAACCCTGACATAGATGATGCAGACCGAGATGCCCTTTTAGAAGTGTTTATTGGCCAACCTTTAAACATACAAAATTTGCCATCAAATATGACTCTAGGCGAATATCAAGGTTTCGTCGAGGGCTGGACTTGGAGGGCATCTGTAAGCGGCCTTAGTTTAGAATTAACGCTTTCACCAATTGCATTTAGCCTCCAGGCATTTAGATGGAACTCAGTGCCAGTGGGCGAAACTTGGAATTCAATTAGTCCAACTTTGGAATGGTATAACGCTACAATAGTGGCTTAAGGAGAATAAATGGCAACTACAACGAATTACTCTTGGACTACGCCTGATGACACAGATTTGGTCAAAGATGGCGCAGCCGCTATCCGCACACTCGGATCAGCAATTGACACAACAGTGTTTAACAACGCTGGAGCAGCAGTCGCTAAATCGCTGATTGATGCCGAGGGCGATTTAATAGTAGGAGATGCAGCCGATGCGGTGCAACGCTTGGCAATTGGTAGCAATGGCAATGTCCTGACAGTAGATACAACAGTTGATGGAAAAATTAAGTGGGCTGCGCCTGCTGGATCAGGTGGCCCTACATTTCGCGCCTATCTCGGGTCAGTCCAAAATCCGTCAGCCAATACTCTTACAAAAGTAGTTTTTGATACCGAGAGTTGGGATACTGATGCTTGCTATGACCCAACTACTAATTATCGCTTTACACCAAATAAGGCTGGATATTATATGGTAAATCTTGCTTTAACAATGACCGCAGATCCATTAAACAAACCCAACATTTCTATTATCTATAAGAATGGCGCTCAATACGAAAATCTATACATTGGCGCTCCAATGGTTACAACTTCTGAATGTTTAGCAAGCGCTGCAACTATTATCAATTTCAACGGCACAACTGATTATATTGAAGCCTATTATTATTCAGAGGCAGGAACAAGTCGCAGCATTGTTCAAGGCTCAATTAATACTCATTTCTCAGCCGTATGGATTAGGAGCTAATTATGTCTTTATTTGAAGATTTAGTGGAAGCAATTCCTGCACTTACATCAGCAGATTTTCATCCAATTAGCGGAACAATTTTGTTGCAAGATGATTCTGATGGCAAAGGCGCATTTATTGCCAAGTGGGAATATAGCGAGCCAATTCCTGATGGCTTCAAATTAGGCAAGTAGCACAATCTATAAAGATAATGCCAAAACTATGCAAGGCCGGAGTGCAATTACGCGAACAAATTGATGATGATTACCCGGAAAGAGATAGAAAATCTGATGGATGGATTGCAGACACTAGACACTCAACTAGGAAATCAGATCACAACCCGGACCCTAAATCCGGGATTGTCCGCGCAATTGATATTGATACAGATTTAGCGGCACATAAAGAAGAAGTTTTTGACCTTGTTGAAAAGATCCGCAAATGTGCTAAACGGGGAGATAAACGCATTGCATATATCATTCACAACAAGCGCATTTGCAGTCCAACATTAAATTGGAAGTGGCGAAAATATCGCGGCCCAAATCCGCACATTTCACATTTTCATTGCAGTTTCACAACATTGGGAGATGACAACGGAAAACCCTTTGACCTGGAAGGAACTAAAAATGATAAGCGACCTAAAATTAGCAGCAGAGAGTTGGGCGAAAGCATTTCTAGCAGCAGCGCTAGCGACATACCTAGCGGCGGGATACGACCCTGCTGCAATTGCAAATGCCGCTCTAATATCAGTCTTGCCTAGTATCATCAACTGGCTAAATCCTAACTACGAGCGCTACGGCAAAATCAAATAATGGAAGCGGCATCAGTCGCTGGCTTTATTGCCTCAGTTTTAGGCTCAATCGGATTAATGATTGCTGGCCTTCGATACATCATAAAACTGGAAAACATTCCCATTGTGTCGCGCCTGGATAAAATGGAAAGTCAATTAGAATTAGCCCTGGCGAAAGGGGTTAGAGGTGGCAACGCGAAAGCGCGTAAATAAGAAAGCGCCTAAAAGAAAGCGCACAACAAAAGAAACACCTTTAACAAAAATTGATTTCTGGGCTATTGCTGCCAATGAGGTTTATAGAGCCTGCCGCCGCGCTGGAATGGATGAAGGCACTGCCCTGGCTTTTGCAATGGATCGCAGTAGTTATCCTGATTGGATTGTTCCTGCCGATGACCCAATAAAGAAAATTGGTTGGGAAGATGGCGAGGAAGATAACTAATTTTCCGCGAGGTAGAGTTGTTCGAATGGCTAAAGGAAAGAATTCCAGACCTAGAGCCAAGTAGAGCGACCGAAAAATTTGATGGCATCTCGATGGAATATAAAGCCATTTTTGAGTTAAAATGCCGTCGCACTCATTACGATGATTTAATGATTGAACAAAGCAAGTGGGCTAATCTGGTCGAATACGGGCTTCTAAGGGGGTTTAGAGCCTTTTATATCAGTTCAACGCCTCTTGGCATATACTGTTGGGAATTAGACCCTCTAAAGGCCCCTGAATGGCAAATAAAGGCACTTCCTACAAAAACCGATTTTGCCAACTCAAAGACTACATCTAGGCCTGTTGGCTTCCTACACATAGACAACGCCTGGGATTTATTGCGACACTCCGAAAATCCGTTTGCCTAAATCTATTTGATTAAATACATTTAACCCATCGGAAGGCGAATGTCCAACCGATAGGGAGCAAAAATGAATAAGACAGTCAGACCAAAGGCAGTCATTCAAAGTGATATGAAATCCACTTACAAAATGATTGCAGTTAATCAATGGGCAATTGAAGAAGGCACTGAGCCAAACAAAAGCAACGATGAATTAAACCTTGAATTAGTTGCATTATTGGCTGAGTTGCAAAACTTGGAAAATGAGTTAATTACCTTTTATCCAGAAATGGCTAATGTATGAGCAAAACAACAATTCGGTTTGATGATCAAGCCGGTGCTTGGACCGATGGCAAAAATTGGGTCAAAGGCACATTGATAAGAAAATTTGCTAAGGAGCGGATGGGCAAAACCCAACTCCGAGGCAGATTATCTAGGGATGAAGTTGCAGCCTATTGGCTGGACAAATACGGGGTGAGCGCAGATGTTTCCTAATTTGTCTGACACTTGGGTTGTTGGCATCATCATTCTTGTTCCATTTGCTGGCCTTTATATTTGGGCTTTATTCAATAGCGCAAAAGCAAAAGCCTTTAATGAAGGATACAAGCGCGGCCGCGCCACAAGAATGGTGAGAGATGGCTCTTGATGACTTTAGTGATCTCTCCGCAACTGAATGGCTCGAGGCGGCTAGTGACACCTTGCGCGAACGGGGCACAGAATATGGTGATCCGCGATTCAATTTTCTACGCATTTTCAAAATCGCAAGAATTCTCGGTGTTCAGTTGCGAAACCCATCTGACATTGCACTTGTTTTTTTGGCGACCAAACTCAGCCGAATTATGGAGAGTGAAGGGCGGTCGGATTCGTATCTCGATCTCCTCGGCTACTCCGCTATCTTGGCTCAACTTCGATTTACCTCACCGGATGATTGGAGCGACATTGAGTTTGACCAGAAACTTGAATAACAATCAATGGTGTGACACCTGCAAAATCAAATGGGGCCAACTAAAAGATGGCTCTTGGCATCCAAAAGCACAAATGCCGGCTTACTGGAAAGCGGTATCGCAATCACCATTGCGCAACGGAATCACCCGATTCTATTGCCAGCCTTGCGCCAATGAAATACAGAATTGGCCCGATGGCACATTTTATTCATTAAAACAACAATTAGAAGATGCTTTAACACTATACAAAAAGGGAGCGTATATAGATGAGCAACTGGCTTGAAGATTATGAAGGTGTATGGGATAGATTCGAAAAGTTTAAAAACGATTATCCTGATTACAGGCACAAATCACACATTTTGGCAGAATCATTAATTGCACAAAGTGATGTGTTTATTATCAAGACTGAACTTTATCGAACCTGGAATGATGTTGAACCTTTTGCTACTGGATTATCTAGCGAGGTAAAAAGCAAGCAATATAGCATCGAACTATGCGAAACAGGATCACTAGGCAGAGCGTTAATGATGGCCGGTTATCCAGCAAAACCTAAAGGCTTTACAAAAAAGCCAATTGAAACAACAAGCCCAAAGTTGGCTGAGTTTGTAAAGGAACAAAGGCCTTATGATCCAGAGCCAATCGTTTGGGATGTTAGTCAAGTAGCCGAGCAATTAGGTGCGACAGTTGTTGATGAGATGCCTTTATGTCAAGGCGGTTGCGGTCCAATGGTGTTGAAGACTGGCACAAAGGAAGGCAAGGAATATCGCGGTTGGGTTTGCCCTAAGCGAGATTCAGGTCATCCTGCTAAATGGATGAAGATTGGATCAGATGGGCATTGGGTATTTAAATGAAGCAAGATGCGCATCCTTTTATGTGCAGCAACTGCAAGTTGGTTTGTGCGCACACTGAGGTTCAACGCTATAACACCGAAGATGTTGAAGATGCGCCAAGTGAAGTTTGGCTGATTGAATGTCAGCGATGCTTTATGCAGCGCATTATTTATCCATCCGACCGAGTAGCAAGCAAGGAAGATGACATTGTGAGATGTAATCAATGCGGTAAATGGAAAATGAAGGCGGCTAAATGTCGAATATGCCGGTTGGCTGCTGGACTGGAATCAATATCCGAACGCTACTGGACCGGAAACGAAACTTTAGAAAGGCCTTACAATGCCAATTTATGAGTTTAGATGCGATAAGTGCGATGCAGTCAAGGAACTACTTGCATCAGTGACAAAAAACGCGGAAGTCACTTGCGATAATTGCCAGGTCGCAATGTGGCGCATTTGGCGACCAACACCGGCCATATTTAAGGGGGATGGATGGGCATCAAAGAGTTAAGCCTAGAACTAGCCGCAGTCAGTATGATCGCTGATGAGGCTAAAAAGGCTAAAGATAGATTGCGAGCAGCCTTGCAAGCCGAGATGGATAACATCGGGGCAGATAGGGTTAAGGCTGAATATAAAGACAATGTGATTGCCTATGTGACCACAACAAAGCCTAAGTTTAAATGGGTTATTAAGTCCAATAATTCATTTGTAAATTGGGTCAAAGCAAATGTGCCAAGTGAAATAGTTGAATCGGTAAGAGAATCATCAATTGATGCGATACTTGATAAGTTTAATTATGTTGATGATTTGGTTATTGATCCAAATGGCGAGGTAGTTAGTTGGTTAGAGGGCACACAGTCAGAGCCCTATTTAATGACTAAATTTAGTGCTGATGGAAGGGAAATGCTGAAAACCGCATTTCAATCAGGCCAGTTAGAGTTTAAAATAATTGGGGAGTTGGAATGATGATCAAGGCGCTGAACAGGGCTTTTGTTAGCCTACTTGACAAGGTGCTTACACTTCGAACCGAAGGCCGGGCCCGAAGGCAGCCGGTCGGCCGAGTGTTAGGGCGGACCTATGTCTATCGGTTGATACCGATGACCATTGCTGCCGCATTACTGATTAATTTAACGCCATTAAAAGCAAATGCTTATCCTCTTAAAAGACATCATCAAGATTGGGCTCTTGTTGCGATGAATCATTTAGGTGATTTATATGAAACACAATGTTGGGTCGAGTTAATATGGAGAGAAAGCACTTTTAATCCGCAGGCTCGCAATGGTTCGCATTATGGGTTGGCACAAATGCGCAATGCGAAAGTCAAGACACTATCGCCAAGACAACAAGTGCGTTGGCATTTGCGTTATCTTGAACATCGCTACTCCGGTTCCGCTTGCCTGGCTTTAGATCATCTAAAAATCAAAGGCTGGCATTGAGTGCCCTTAAAGACGGGGGCTCAACGAGAAGATGGAGATCAATAAGAGAACGCATCCTCAAGCGCGATGACTGGACTTGTCAGCATTGCGGACAATATGGGGATACAGTAGATCACATCGTTCCCAGAAGGCTAGGTGGCGATGACAATTGGGAAAATCTTCAATGTTTGTGCCGCTCTTGCAACTACGCTAAGGGAGGCCGTCTAGGGCCTGCAAAGGGCAAATCTGAGGGGGGTAGTGGCTTTTTTGAT